TAATAGCAGATTGCACAAAATTTTCTTCCCCAACGCACCAATTTTTGTGCAAAATGTCAATAGACACAAAATATAGTGCCCACGCCCCCCATAGGGTAGGGGAGTGGGCACAAAATATGGTTATACGTTATACAGGGGCTGTACTAATTTTTTGCAGGTCAGCTTCCTCGTTGCTAAGCTCTGTACCTGCTACTGAGTTAAGACCCATGATATTATTATTGCAGGCTCCTTCAAATCTTATTCCCGCCAAGTAGAAATAGTCGGCCGCTTCCGGGATAATGGAGTTATTAGTGACACGATTCTGGCTACTAGTTCCTGTGATTTTAATTGCATAGTCGTTAGCCCATTTTTTATTGCGATTAAAAACATTATCGCTAATAACTCCCGCGTAACCGTCCAGAACGCTAATAGGGTGATCCATGTTGATAAACTGATTTGTTGTTAAAATAACACCTTGGCTACTTGTAACAACAATTCCTTTAGATTCTCTGTCACCTAAAAATACGCTGTTAGATACGGTTGCGCTCGAATTTACAAATTCTATGCACACGTTCCGAGCATTAAAATATCCGTTGTCGATCGTGACCTGACTGCGCCCTAGATTAGTGCAATAAATGCAGCGCTCACACTGATCTGCTGTGTATCCGCGAATAAAAATGTTCCAAGCTGCTAGAGCTGTGCCTGTACTATTGATTTGAATACCAAAATGCGGGTGAGAACATTCGCAGTTGTCTATATAAATATCGCGAATATCGTTGCTATTGTAAATGATGAATTGCGAGCTGTCGCAGGTTAGATTTAACATACTGCTGTTGCAATTAAAAAAGCGAATAGATGCGTTGCCGCTTATAGCGGTAGGGCCGTCGCTTGTTTCATCTAGCACGAACGAGCAGTAGCTATCACTTGGTGTACTTGTGTAGAAAGTATCGTGAAATACATTGCTCACTTGCACATTGATTGTATTTTTATAAAAGCCAACTCTGTGGCCACCTACACAATGTAGACTGTCGAAAAAAACTCGCTGAGCACCTACAACTTCGGTGAATTGTAACACCGTTTCGACTGTGGCGCACAATGTGGCATTCACCAACCATGTTCTTTCCAGGAATCCTTCGGACGCCGAAATGCACGCATTAGTAGTGTCAAATGCAATAACTCCACCGCAAAAATCATATCTGGTATGCGATGCCATTAGGACTTTGTTTGTCAGATGATACGGCGTATCAGCCGATACGGTGTTGTCGGAGGCGCTCCAACTACCCGGAGACGGAAATTTGATTGTACCTGTAAATTCAGTTAGCGCTCCTCCTTTGAATACATCAGCCAGACCGGCGTCAATAAACCAGTCACCGAGTATAAACCCTCCAGTAACTTTATATTTGCCGCCTTTTGTACGTTTAAAATGCAAGCAGCAGGGGGCCACTGGTGCCGACATTGTAATGGTGACACCCTGTGCAATGATTATTGCGTCGCGAGTCATCAGCGGGGCCCCGATATCAATAGTCCCGGTAATTAGATATTCACCGTCCGGGAAGTATAGGTCTCTACCAGATGCAATTGCTGTCTTTATAGCTTTGGTATCATCTGTGGCTCCGTCGCCTGTGGCTCCGTAGTTTTTAACGTTTGCGTAATCAAGGACTTTAGTAATATCTTGCTTTAGCTGATCGATACTATTTTGGAGGCTGTTGTCTGCGTTCTCTCTGGCCGTCTGCTCAGCGGAAATAGCCGTCTGAAGCTGGTTGTCGGCATCCTCCCGGGCCGTCTGCTCTGCGGCGATAGCCGTCTGAAGCTGGTTGTCTGCATTCTCCCGGGCCGTCTGCTCTGCGTTCAATCGCTCATTAAACGTAGTAAGCAGGTAGTGCAGCACTTCATTGGTAGAGCTGCTCACGCAGTTCGACCCCGTCACGTAAGCGTCACCGGCGTTCATTGCTCTTGTGATACGCACCAACGACCCATCGACCCACACAAGATCGTTGGCAGCTCTGGCAGCTGTCGCGGTGGAGCTGTGGCCCTCATCGTTGGGGGTGATGGCCTTTTTGACATCGGCCCATAGTTCGTCAAAGTTACCAATTTTTGTCCAAAACTCGGGGCGGTCCAGAGACACACCGGCGGGGACAGGCCGCACGGACAGGTACGCGTTGCCGTTGTTGTCCACTACGACGGTGTTTGCCTCGTACTGGCTTGTAATGTTCCACTGAATGGGGTTCGCATACTTAATTGTGGCCAAGCTGACGAAGTCTGTCAGTTTTGTATTAAACTCGTTCAGCACCTCAATAATCCAATCCAGATTGAGGTCATGGAAATTGGTGTAGGGTGCTTTGTGAATAGGATTGACGATACCCATTTTATTGCATCTCCTTAATATACAAGCAAACAAAAATTTGCCCGGATGTCCGTAACGATTTTATGAACGGCGTTCTCCATTGCAAGGGTCAATTCTTTTGCAATAAGGTCTTGCGGGTCTCGCCCTGCCCGGCCCTTCTCGGTCACGGTGTCGTTGTATCCGTCGTGTAACTCCGAGACGTTGTCATCGGTTGTTGTCTGATCGGTGGTGGTCGTGTCCGTGCCGCTGCTGGTAATAGTGTTCCCAGTACCGAGGGCCGTTGTGCTCCTCTCCGCAGTTTGTAATGCCCCACTGTCGAACCCTGTGACGTCCCGGGTGGTGCTGTCACTGCCGTTGTTCTGGCCTGTGGTGGTCAGGTTAGGCGCTCGGGTGGTCGTTCCCTTCACGCCGTTAGTGCGGTTGATTGTGCCGCCGCTGGTCCCTGCATGGTCGGTTGTTCTGGTTCGGTCATCCGATGTCAAAGCGTCGTATTTAAGGCCCAGGGCCTCAGCGTACCGGGTCCAGCTCGGGAGCATGGTTTCAGAATAGACGCCCAACGCCCTGCGCATCGTGGGGCCGTCCGCATACAGTACCTCTAATTCCAGCGTATCAAACAGTAATTGATTGCAGACAGTCTCTTTAGATACACTGTCGGGAACTTTCAAGTCATCGAACAGCTCCGGGTATCTTGCCAACAGGCCGTTAAAGCTCAATGTTGCGCGCATCGTTGTTCACCTCCTGCGCCCCAGTGTCGGGCGGAAAACGCCAGTCAACCCACAAAGTAGACTTGTCAATTCCAAAGAGCTTGTGTACTCGCTCACACCCACGCTGTAGGCTGTCCAACCATAGCGACGCTTTGGCGGCTGTTTCGACGTTGTTTGAATTGACTTCGTCGGTTAACATCCTCTCTTTTTTGCTGGTATTTGTGTTCGGAATGCCTACTTCAGTATCAAACAGCGCTTTAATGGTTTTAAGGGCGGTTAGCAGTTCGTTTGTGATGAAGTTCCCTTTGAGGTCTGCCGAAAAATACATCCACGGGGCTTGTCCGGATGCCCCATTCTTGGGCGCCTTGAGCAAAGAGGCATCAACAAAAACGGCGGGGTCACCCTGCATAATCGCGTCAAACATCTTTTTAAAAGATTCTGCACCCGCTTTGTTGCCGGACGCAAACACGTAGGCAAGGCGGCTATTGATTAAATTGCTCTGGATGGTCTGGGCGGCAAGGGCCATCATGTCCCCATAATATGCCACAATATCCACCATGCCCCGGTAATCGGGCTGCAAATTGATGATCTCGCATTGTTTTCCGATCTGTAAATATGGGGACCCTTTGATAAAAGGGTTGGCAATGATGGAGTGTGTGGGATTGTAGAAAATGTTAATGCCGGTAAGTCCCATTCGGTCATATACTAGGCCATAACGGTCAGTGTTGAACACCGTTACACCGCCGGAACCGAAAACAAGATACTGCAAGCGGTTACTGGGCCACGTGTCGGGGAGCGTCCATCGTACCATAGACACGGCCTCAAGAAATAGATACTTGCGGAAATAATAGGACAGGCTATTTCCTTTTGTGTGCATCACAGAGGGAGTCACCGGCGACACATGGGCGTTAATTTGCTCGTAGCTGTATGGAGCACTCACAACAGACGACCTCCCCTCGCCATCTTAAACAGCAACCATACCGGCAATTTGCCAGTAGGCCACGGCCCGGGACCCGGACCAGGGCCCGGACCAGGGCCCGGACCAGGGCCCCCGCCCGAGTCCCACTCTACGTCCCATGTCCCCACCTGATTCGGGATCCTGATAATGCTGGACGGGTCCCTCAGGTTTCCGGCGGCATCGGCATATTCCCAGTGTGTGTGAATGCCCGTCGCGTTGCCGGTTTCGCCCTGCGTGCCGATGAACTGCCCCTTGGAGATTGTGTCGCCCACGTTCCAAATTTGCGAGGCAAAGTGTGCGGCTCGCCATGTCGTGCCGTCGGCCATCCGTACTTTAATCATGTTGCCCCACGACTGATTGCCCGAGGTGCTGCCATTCCAGTGCTGAGCCACGACCACGGTGCCCGCTTCGGGCGCATATGCTTTATGGTCTCCATGCACCGTGTCAATGCCCCGGTGAGGGCTGCCGTCAGCGTATGCCGGATAACCGGCGGTTACTCTGATCGGTGATACATCAGTAATGCACTGTTTATATACTGCCATAGTTTACGCCTCCTACTCTAAAAAGAATCCATTTTTCATATAGCTTTTAACGCTGTCAATCTCGGCGGCAGTCGCGGTTAATGCAATGTCGGGATCATCTACCATAATGAACCCCGGAATACTGAACAGCTGGACGCGCTGGCATAGGGGCCTGCCGTGGTCCTCGTTGTTGTCGTCCACAAGAATTTTAAACCGGGCTACCATATAGGGTATTGAATCAAAGGCTATTGTTGACCCCGTTGCGCCCTTGCTCGCTACATCTGCATTAGTTGCCTGTGCAGCATTTAAAATACCATTTCCAACGTCAGAAATAGAACCACCGGATAACGCGGCCTGTAGACCTCCAAACGCAGCAGCAATACCGGTTTGAAGCAGTCCGTTGTTACCTGATGGGATGTCAAAAGTAATATTAGATAGTTGAATAGAAACCCCGAGTTTTGCTGTTGTTTCGTGTACTAACTGATTTGCGTTGGTGAATATACGTAAAATACTGTCGCCGGTAAAAAGGTCAACCATATATTGTATAGATAAGGTGACAGCGCCCCACAGTTTAGATGCGTCAAGAGGTATCACTCCAAAGGGCTGCAAGAAGATAGTGTAGTCCGTGTAGGGGGAGGCATTACAATACCCTCCGCGGCTTGCCGCTTGAGGGTGCTTCGGGATACTCACGCTCACCGATTTTGTTAATTTGTTATTGTCTTCTCCCAAAATCCAACATGGAACGTCTATCGACCACCACCCCACATCGACACTAGAAACAAGCGGCAAATGCGCGGTGATTTCTGCAATGTTAAATGGATAATAGTTGCAACTGACGATATATTGATATGGATTAAAAAGGACCTTTGTTAAATTGTCGCTAATTTCTGAATTGTCAATACTAAGGTATGACACATCAGTCAGCAATTTTGCCGATAGTTTTTTGGCATTTGTAGGGGTCATTACTGCATATGTAATAGCCCCAATGGAGTTTGCGGCTTTAGCTATAAACCCAATAACAAAGAATCCCCCGCTAATTGTTTCCGCAAAGCCACCTTGAAAAGCGGTTGTTACACTTTGCACTTTAGCCGATGCCGGGTAGAGTCCATCTGAAATTGTACCATCATACTGCGCCGACGATCTTGTGACATACTCCGTACTATTGCCGATCTGTTCCCGGTAGCTGGCAAGAGTGTCAACAGTCAGCGACGCATTCCAAAGCCCGTCCGAATATGTCCAGTTCTTCACCCAGTAATACCGGCTGAACGTGGGAAGGTAACAATAATTGTACCCGGTGGGGTCACTCTGTGTTGCAATCTTGATCTCGGGGTCAATGATATTACAGGGGGCTTTAAGGTCAATTCCGAACCCCTGCCCACCGCTGGGCCGCTTTGTGCTGTTTGTGCGCTTTGCAAACTGATAAAAGGTAGCTTGCATTTTGTACCTCCTATAAAATAACCGGCGGGCAGATGCCCGCCGGTGCCGGTCAGGACTTAGAGGGGTCCGCGTCCTTGTGCGTGGTGGTTTTCAGGGTGGAGGCTCTCGCCGCCTGGGATGCGCTCGGCGCGGTGACGTCTCCTTTGGTCATCAGGAACAAAACGGCATTCTCGGTGAAGTCATCGTACCACGACCAACCGTAGTGGTACCAGAAGTTCGTGTACAGGCCGCGGGCGTTCATGGGGGTAGGGACCACACGAGACAGCTTCGGAGTGTAGCCGATGGCATCCCAGTCCAGCAGACACCCGAATACATTAGATAGCTGAACCGCTGCATTCTTGGATGCCACACCGGCGGCAGTGGTCACAACAGGCGTCGCGGAAATGGTCTCGCGCTTGTCGATGTTCTGCCAGAACGTGACCTGTTCTGCGTCGCGGTATTTCAGCATATTATCATGGAACACCTCGGGAATCACGCGGGCGTCGATCTGGCTTTGCGTGCCGCTGTACAGATAGAGGTGCTGACGATCATACGGAGTGTGGCGCATGATGTTGTACGTCGTGCTGCCGATCTTCCAGTTTTGATGCCAGTTGATGGACCGCTCTTTCATCAGGCGCGAAATATCGTTGATACGGCCATAGGCGTATTTTGCGAAACCAGGGAAGTTCGCTTCTTTGTAGACGTCCTGCACCGTCAGTTTGGTGCCCTGCTGGGTGTTATACTCATCAAGCAGATATACGACGCTGTCGGGGCTGGTCACAGTCATGCCGGTCAGATGGTTCGCCATCAGGTTGTTGGCAAGGTTGCGCCGGTCTGCCTCGATCTGGTTCGACAGATGCAGCACGAACGAAGACCAGAACTGTGCCAGTTCCTCGGGCCCCTTGAATGCTGCCTCCATCTGGGTGTCTGCCTGGGTATACACGCGGCTGTAATTGGTCTGGCCGTAGTAGTTCGTCTGGAGGACTTTGGGCTTGTGGACTTCGTACATGTCCACGCTCTGGCCGTCCACCAGCGACCACGCCTTGTCGGTGACGGGGTCAGTGTCGCAAAAATTGATCTTCCGTACATGGTTCGACCAGTCGTCGCCCGTGACCTGCAAGCGTTTCAGGGGTGCGTCGTAGGGGCGGACGGCAAAAATGGTACGTCCCAGCACCTGGCTAATCGCTTTAGTGTAGTTGTCGGGGCCGGTCAGCAACGTGGCCTGCGCCACGGAAACGAAGCTAGACGTGTCCACGATGGGAGACGCAGGTGTCTGGCCAGTGGCCAGTTTGTTGATCTCGGTCAAAATTGCGGCAATATCCGCAAAATCCATACCAAGAGGCATATTACTTCACTTCCTTTCCATAGGTCGGGTCGATAATTCGGGCCGTCACCGTGGCAGCGTCTGCCGTCGGCTGCGGCTGGATGCCGAGGCCAAGCGCGTTCGCCTGCAACGTCTGGGTCATGGTCTGCATCGCCTGCGCGGTGGTCTGCTGACCCTGCAAAAGCTGCTGCAACAGGGTCTCGAGGCCGTCGTACTGCGCCGCAGGCTGCGGTGTGGGCTGCGGTGTGGGCTGCGGCGCGGGCTGCGGCGCGGGCTGCGGCGCGGGCTGCGGCGCGGGCTGCGGCCTCTCCATCGCTTCAATTTCTGCTTTGGTGTAGCCCGCCATAGCGAGGGCCGCTTTTTCACTGATTTTCAACTGTAGTCGCCTCCATCACAACGTATGTGTCATGTGCCAAGCATTTAACTACTTGGTCTTTGTCTCCTTTGGTGACAGGACCCACGGCGCAACACTGCCGCGTGTGGGAATTGTCGGCCCAGTCGCTATAGTAGGCAACACCCAAACGGGTGCACAAATCAGCCAGCAGAAACGAGCGTTCGTTTGTGATTGACTGGGCAAAAATGATATAACAACCCATGGTTAATCCCCCTTGAGTTTTGCAAAAATTTTAGTAAGAGGCCCCACCAATTCAGGATTGATCGTTCCTATATTCTCAATGATGCTGCCAATTTCCATCAAAACAAAGTAGGCGCAACCAATGGCCGAGAAAGATACATTGACATTAACGCCGACAATGGGCAGATAGAAATCAGCGGCAGCGAGCAACCCCACGGCCAGAACTTCACCAAGTTTGTGATAAAACCCCTGACGCATCACGCTGGAATCAAACCCAGTGGTAGAAAAGGCTTTAATCATGCCACTGACGACATCCATGCCGATGAACACCAGAACGGCCAGCACTGCGTAAACGTTCATATAACATCACCTCCCATTGCAGATACAAGTAAATCCCCGGTTCTTGCGCTGGCTGACGCTTGCCCGCCCCTTCTGGGGGCTGCCTGTGGGCACCGGGGATTATCTTTAATATATACTGACTGCGCAAAAAAGTCAAGTACCGCAATACTCGCGGAAGAATATTTCATCCGAGTACCGCTCAAATTCTAGTTGCCGCTGCAAGTATGCGGGCCAGATGTACCCATACGCGGCCCTAAACCGTTTCCGCTCATAATCGCCGGTGCCGTATGTGGGCATCTCGCCAGACCTGTGACGGCATACATAGTATAGTGGCTTGCTCTTGTGCTCGTAGATGCAACACCGCCCAATTTGTACAAGCGGGTAGTATTCCCGAAGGGGCCGGGACACAACCAAGCTCTTTTCTTCGGCGCTGTACTGATTCTCGATAGCTGATCTGTAAAAATCTGTGCCGGTCATGGACCTATAGAGGGCCGTATTTGCTTTTTCTTTTGCAATAGGGCTGTCCACAAGATCAATCAGCAAAATGCCTTTATCGGCCAGCAGCTTTACGCGCTCTTTTTTGCCGATCATCTTTTCTACTGTGTCGGTGATCTCCCATTGCATATAATAGGGGTTCGCCATGCCAACAGCGTTCGACATACACAACAGCGTCAGGGGCTTTTGCCCCTTTAATTCGCGGTTACGGTTTACAGTTTCATATATGTTAGCAAGGCCCACGCCCTCACCGCGCCGGTAATAGTCGGACTCTTCTTTCTGGTATTCATCCAAGATAATTATATTGGTATGGGGACTTGAAAAACCACGGGTGCGGGCCAGAGTTACGACGCTCCCCACGACGCCCGCCATCTGCGCCGGTTTTATGGGAGAACCTGTATCAGTGTAGGCCCCCGCGTTACCCACTTCATAGAGCCCGGCGATTTTAGGTATATTAAACGGGGCATAATGTGTTCGCAAATCGTCGTTCAATGGAGACCATGGCCACATGCTGGGCGATGCGCAAATAAGTTCCGCTTGCTGCGGCGTGCGGCGCAGATACAAAAATTCCTCCCCGGTCTGGTGTACGTGCTTTAATGCTCCGTAGGTCTTACCCGTACCACGCCCGCCCCATATAAAAATAATAGACGCCCCTGTTGACAAAATGCCGTCTTTTTCGGAAAAATTCGGCCATCCTTCATCGGTGTACAGTTTAATCATCAGATAACCTCCATAATCTTGTACCCTAATATCTTTGCGTATTCGTCGGTTATTCCCAAAGTGTAGGTATTATCACAAATACACAGGTTTCTTGTAATGTGGACCGTATGCCCATCAACCACAAAATCGGGCACACTTGGGCGGTCATTATAAATAACCTGATTTCCTGCCGCCAGACAAAAAGTGAACCCGGGCTTGAATACCTCAAAACCACCCCACAGGGCCAGCTCTAAACCGCCCTTCCGCTTGCTGACTCCTGCTATAGTGGTAGTGATCGGCCCGCCCTTTTTATAGGTAGTTGCGTATTTTTTAGCGCCCCATGTCATGAATTCCGCATAGCTGCGCTCCTGCTCGTATACGCCCATATAATGAGTGTTGCCTTTTGGGTCTGTAGCGCAAGCGCCATTGTCTTTTGCGAGCTGCTTCACTGCTTTGTTAAAGTCCGACAAATCAATACTACCCATATATTTGACACTGTCGGTGTCGCAGTACACGCCATTCTTGCCCGCGGCCCATTGCGCTATTTTTAGGCGCTTGCGAGTGTGGGCAGTAGTCCATACGCCCCATTGGTACGGTAGAAACAAATGGGGGCGGTGCTCGTTATAACTGCCCTCTGGGTCGTCGGTGCATTCGCTCCAAAGATTGTCGGAGTCGTCCTCGTCAAAAAGTGTGTCCAGCTGTAGGGGGTCTTGTGCGGTCATACCATAATAGCTATTCAGATCGCCCTTGGCTTTGACATAATACAAATCTTGACCGGCTACACCTTTAAGGGATGTTTTGCCGGTGTAGCTTTCTTTTACACAATTCGTCAACGGTTTAGGCAATTTGCCATAATCGGACGTGTATAGGTCCAGAACGTTAAGTGCATCCCAGTCATATTCTTTGGCAATGATTCTAAAATCTATATCGGTTATGGTAATCTCGAAATGTTCAGCAGACAACAGACGACCATTGTCGTTAATGTATCCTTCACAGTGCCGAACTTTAGCAAGCGGGATATAGGGAAATCCCCACCACTTGAACCGCTGGCGCAAACCTTTCACTTGCAAGCGCATTAAACACGCCTTGCCGTGGCGCATACATTGCATTAACCGTTCTACAGTCGCCGGTTCCTGTCGGAATGGCGTCATAGGGAAATAACATTCACATTGTACCGCGGGATATGCGCTAGACATATCCACGGATCCGACGTTTTCTAAGTGCATCCCCACATAATAGCGGTTGGCGTGCGTGTCACCGCCTCGGAATGCCTCGCGTAGCATTTGATATAGTTCCCACGACGGCAGTAAACGCTTGACCCGTTTAATGCCCCATTTGTACATAGCTTCACGGGCCATTCGTCTGACGTATCCGGTGCGCGTTAATGGTAACGTATACAGGTCGTCGCCGTCTCGCTTCATCTCGATTAACAAGCACTCCACAATACACCGAACATCATTTATACAGTACGCTAATTCTGTAGATGTCAGGGGAGTCCAGGGATACCGCACTTTTGAATAATCGAGTGTACCGGTCAATTTGGCATGTGGGGCACCCAGCTGCTTGCCCCAAGCATCAAGGGACAGGTTGCTGTGGCGCATACTGCAACGATATTCAATAGCGCGGTTGTCACATTTTAATACCCTGCGGGGCTTGCTGGCGAATACGTCACCGGGACCAAAATCCAGAACCCCCGACAGATATTGGAATTCGTGGGCCAAATTGTGAACGTACATACACAGAAACCAGTCACCCTGTGGACCACTGTTTGCCTGCAAGTAGTCGCTAATCGCACCTGTAAAATTCAACCACTCATCCCACGTCCTACCAATAATGGTAATATCCAAACCTAGTTGACATTGCCAGATATACATAATGGTGTGGGGGTTGTCGTCGGCATCAACACACACGCGGCTTGTCTCAATATCAAACGCACACGGCATATCAACATACAAACGCTTCTTGTTCGTTTTGCGCTTCTTGCCTTTTGTATGTTTTCTGTCCAAATGCTCCATGAGCCAGGGAATCGGATTGTAATTACAAGCCTCCTCCAAAACCTCCGCGCAGGTCGGCAGAGCTGCTCCCCTCGCTATAGTCCCACTCTTTGCCATAGTTGACCTCACCTTGATGCCACTTTACAAAATCGTCAATACTGACGTTGTAGCCGCCTTTCTCGCGCCAGTACATGACTGGCTGGTCAGACGGATAGTAATACACGCCCGACGCCTTTACGATCTCCCACCACTCGGACAATGATGTATATTGATCCTCGGAAACGTCGGCTATATCAATACCGCCGACTTTCATTTTTTGCTCAAATTCTGCACGCGCACCACCAACGGTAGAGCCTTTAGAGCGAACAAACCGCGCTACATCTGCAAGGGCTTGCTCCAATGCTTTTCGGTCTCCGCGCATCGCCTTTAGAGTTGGGAACCCTCCGGCAAATTCTTTATAAACATCGCTGGTGCCGCTGATGGGGTCTGTTGATAGTCGCTTAATACGTTTCTGTGCAATGTCACGCAATCGAGTGTATTCTTTGCGCATCTGACTATCTGGCCACGATTCCAAAGCATACGGGGTGTATAGCTCTGGACTGTATTTAAGGGTCGCACGTGCTTTAGCTGCGCCTGCTGCCATACTTCCCCGGCTCCTTTCTATTCATAATCATATAATACCAGTCGAGGGGGTCTGCTTCGATGCCAAGACCGTTAAAAATGATTTTGGCCCATTCAGAACGGAAAAAATTAACATCTTTATTTGTGACTCCACTGTATACAATGGCAGATGCTAGATATATCAGGGAGTCATCGCAATTCAGCAAGGATACTCTGTTGTCTTTACTTTTCATGTGGCCTCCTTATAACAAATATGGCCGCCGTATGTGCGGCAGCCATTGGTTAGATTAAACCAGATTCAAAGACAAAACCTGACCCTTTTTGGTGCTGATAAGAACCGGCTTGATCTTCACCGGCTCCGTCCATGTGTCAGGGGTTCCGAGCAGCGTAAACATACGCTTCAGAGACTGATACACGCCGACGGAGACGCAGGAATACGACTGCCCGTCATCGGTAATGAGGACCACCCGCGGGGCAATCGTTTTGCCCTCGGGGACATCGTCCTTGCTGACCTCTACACACTCCACGGAAACATGAACCAGCGACAAAACCTCATTGACATGCTCCTTCAGCTTGTTGGCGGGGTTGCTCGTTGCATTGTAGAATGCGACCGCGGCAGAGCGGTCAGAAAGGTTCATGTCTGTGTACCCGACACCAGTGTTCAGCACGTCGGACACCATCATAACACCATTGTTTTCGGACTTCATCATCGCTTCAGACATAATACAAAACTCCTTTCAGTATGTGCCCTGTCATTATCAATACCGGGCGGGCGGTCCCGGTAGACGGCCCAAGGGCCGTTTCGACTTAATGAATGTACTTATTGTATAACTTATGATAAAAAGTACTCATGTGATCGCGCACTTTGACGGCGCCCTGATACTCAAGATCAGCCGACAAACAAGAGCCCCTAAATGTTTCGAGGACACTTATTTTATCATCACAATGAATAAGCGCCTGCCGATAACCTTCCAACCATGCACGATTATATGCGGCTTTGGCCGCGTCCTTTGGGTCCTCATACTCGCAGCACGTCAACGTGCCATCCGGGTGTATCTCGATAATAAATTTACGCATTTCCATCTGTGGTGTCTCCTTCCTCCCAACCAAACATGACCTTCGCAAGACTGACAAGTACCTTGATACTATCAATAATGTCGGCTTCGGTCAATTCTTGTAGGTTCTGACCATCGAGAGTGATGTTATCATCGGTTAAAGTGATTTTAATGACACTTCTTTTCTTCATGGTGTAGCTCCCTTCGTCTTAATGGATTATATATAGTATACCACATGTTATATTGTATATGTTGCTATAAACATTGCAAAAATTGCGGC